TTGTTAAAATAGCTATTATTTTGATAATCAATTAGTTATGCATTTATCGGTCATAAATGAGGATATTATCAATCATTTACGGCTCAAAGTTGCCTTATTGGGTAACTTTTGTGATTGATAAGTTTACTATTAGAGAACTTTTGTAACCAATTTGGGAACATTGTACAATGTTTTGTCTAGTTTATTGCATAAAAAACTGGACAATATGTTAAATAGTTAGGGTTTAATATGTAAAATGTTGTAACATAATTAGGGGTAGATATGTCACTAATTTTCAAATAATTGTGAGATAATTTGTTAAATGTTGGCAGTTATACTACGCAAATGTTCACATTTTTAAACTGTTCACAGGCGGTGAACGTTCACGAATACGTGAACATTATAAAATCTTGTTGTACCTATATTATAATAATCTGCTTTAAAGTAACATATAGGTATTGTTATGGTACTTTTAAAGGATATTATGGTAAACTATGGGCTTTACTTTCCCAAAGTTATTACTTTACTTTTGCGTATATTTGCTAAAAAGTAAAGTTATGGTTTATTTTATCAAGCAATCTGATTATGTTAAAATTGGGTACACAACCAGATTTAAAAAGAGATTATACCAATTACAAAACGGAAGTCCAGTTAAACTAGATGTTTTAGCCTTAATTAAAGGAGATAAAATTGATGAAAAGAATTATCACGATAAGTTTAAACATCTTGCATCTAATGGAGAATGGTTTTTCTACAATGATGAAATAGATAGATTTGTTGAAACATTAGATAAAGATTTAATGTGGAAGTATGGTTTATCTGAAGATAAGATTAGTCCAATAGGTTTAATCAAGCAAACTAGATTTGAAAACAATTTGAGTATGGAGGAACTTGGCGAAAAACTAGGTATTACAAAACAAGGTGTTATGGATATGGAACGCAGAGATGCACAGGGTAGAATAACTACTGGCACTCTTTATAAGGCTTTATCTGTAATGGGTTATACTTATCAAGCTAGAGCAAAATAAAAAAAAGGGAGGCAGCATAGAAATGCACCTCCGAAACCATTAGTATAATCTATGAACGCAAATATAAACCTTTTAAACCAAAACTGGACACCCTTTCGGATGCCCAGAACCTCTATGAGAACAAGAAAAAAACAACCTAAATACTGCCATCCTGCAAAGGTATATCATTTGAATTATCAACCCTTCTATACCCCTCTGCCCACAAAATCTTAGTCAAAGTTATTGATTTCTTAATAATAGCCTGTTCACTATCCATTGGGTTCAATAGGTGTAATACTTCGTGAATCAAAATTTCGCAGTGTTTCTTGCCCTTTAAACGAGGGTCTAAATATATATCACCATCACTCCAAGCAAGTCCGTGAACTTTCTCTTTGCCCAGTTTTTTATATATTATTTTTATTCTCACGACTTAAGTAATGCTTCATCTGGTCTATCCACTTCTTTTACCACAATTCTTTGTCCACCTCTTATTTTAGCTAACATCCTAGAAACTGAATCTACATCATTCATCATCTCTTGGTACTTTTTTACTAACCAATGCTCTTGCTCATCAAGTTTAAGACGATTCCAATTTTTTGGCATTTTCATTATTTATCGGTTTTTGAATGGAATTTATTACAAGTCTTGCATTTATATTGAATCCTTGTTAACCCAGTAGCAGTTACTACCTTGTTATTTTTTATTAAATCATCACTTCCACATTCAGGGCAAGTTCCTCTATCTTCCCCAAAAAGAACTCCGTAATGTGTCTTAGGCTCAATGTGATTCTTTAATTCTGCAAATACTTTCTCCAACAAAACAACATCTTTTTTGCAATATTTAATCATCTTTTCCATAGCAATCTTATCCTTGTGTAATAAAATGTCTTTCCATAAAGAATATTCCGTCTTTATCTTTTGACCTAAACCTAAGAAATCTGCTATGTAATTAAGTTTGTTTGAATTAAACTTGAATTTAGAACGAGCAACTTTTAATGTATCAATACTTAAATACTTTGGGAACATTGGAATACGATGAAATAAACATCTTGTTCTAACCCAAGCAATATCAAATTTATCACCATTGTGTCCAATGATTTCAGTAGCCAAATTTGCCACCTCAATAAATTTAATAAGCATTGCTTTATCATTCTGCTTAGAATCCCATTGTAAAGAATAAACTTCTTTTTCATCTTCCCATTTGTAGCAAATGCAAATAATTGCACGTTCTTTTATAATGTTCTCTGGACCAATATTTATTTTGTATCCTGATTGCCAAAACAAACCAATGTTTGCTGAAACTTCACAATCAAAAAAGAGTCTCCTGCGTTTAGTACGCAGTTGTTGAGTTGCCATATTTTAGGTTTTTGTTATGCTATTGAATCACGAATAAGGTCGGCTTCCGCTTCCCTTCTTTTAACAAGACCATCAAGTCCACGTTGCTCCCAATGTCTTTTGCTCTTTTCTATTTCCTCTGCTATTCCTTCATAATCCTTTTTAGCCACCATATCAACAATAGCCTTCATCTCAACTCTTGAATTACCTTCTAATTTGTTACCTCTATTGTAAACCATAGAAACTAATGCACCTTGAGTATCCTCGTTTAACGTATCTAACTCTGGGTATATTGCCTTAGTCAAAGCATAATATCTAGGAATAGAAGATTTAACAAAAACCTCGTAGGCAGTATTGTATGAGATTTTAACCTGCATTAATTCCCCTCTAAGCATTTGTTTGGCTTGCACCCCTTTAAGTCCAATAACCCTTCTTAATGGCTCTAAAAAGTTAGGAGTAAGTTTATTACCCCAATCCTGAAAGAATTGCTTTTCGATTACAAATCCCATATCGTATCCAAAACCTATTGTACATCCGCTATCACCTCCTGCCCAAGTAGGCTTTTGTAATGCTTTCTCATAATAGGCACGACCTCCTACTTCAAATTGAATTATTAAATCTACTGCTTTAGGACTTATCATAACGTTATAATTACAAAGTATATAATCAAAATCACCCAAAATGTGAACGCAATTTTTAATATTTGTTCTTCATCCTCCATTATTTTGAGAATTTATCTATTGTTGCAAGTCCACACCAAGCACATACTAAATAGAATATTAAATCTGCTAAATGAGAATCCTTAGTAAAGCAATAAACACCAAAAAGAATAAATGAACCAATGAAGGCTAAAGTCCTTTTATGCGAGATTGAACCTCGTTCATCTGCTAACATATTTTTAATAAATTCTACCATAATATCCAATTGTGTATTGATTAGTTGTAGCTCCAAAGGTAAATAAGCCTTTTTTAGGCACTTTAATTGCAAATCCAACTCCTATCCCCACTTTTTCATCAAAACGTCTTAAATCGACTAATAACCCCAAATAAAGCTCTATTTTGGAAGGTATTGTCTTGGTGCTTTCTATTCTTATGGTCTTTTGGGTAAAATTTGAGAAATATGACCTACCTATTATCTTATTTTTAGATATAGTATCTTGGATAGATACGTAATTATCCGAGTCGATACGGAAGGTGTCCGAATAAGCCTTGACAAACGCATAATCTTGTAAAATGCGTATAGTGTCGTGAATTGTAGTAGTATCTATGCCAACAACAACAAAAGGGATTGAATCCCCTTTCTTATATTTTCTTATTGTGTCGTGCTTAACTAAGGTGTCTATGTGAGTTATAATACTAGGCTCAATAGCTTCCCTTCCTTTAAAAATAAAAAAGATTAGTACTGCAACCAACAATGTGATTACAACTTCTTTCATTCTCTATCTTGCTTATTTTGTAAAGCAATAGCCAAATTGTTTAATGTGGCTTGAATTTGGTCTAGTTTCTTAGCAATAATATCATCCTGCTTTTCAACCATACTTACCCTTACCTCAAGTTCTTTTAGTTTAAGGCTAACCTTAACATAAATACTTATTAATCCGATAAGGATAAATATGGCTTGTCCAGCAATGAAAATTACTACTGATTGCATTAATCTAGTTTTGCTTCCTCAACTGGAGGATTTTGTTCTGCATTCAATTTACCTAAAAACTGCAATAGGGGTAAGCCGTAGGCAGTTGGGATTTGATTAATAAATGCTTCTAAATCTTTTAATTGTTGCTCTGAAATTGTTATCATAGTATTGATTTTTTACAAATATAAGATTATTCTATTATAATTTACAACCCTGCTTTGGTTAATCTATCGTTTAATTCTTTGTTTTGTTCTTGTAAGGATTGTATTTGAGCTTGTTGTTCACTTATAGCCTTTACTAAGTATGGAATATAACCATTAGGATTAAAAGTATAATAACCATTTTTATCTACTCCATAAGCCTCTGGGAATTTATCTACCATATCTTGTGCAAGAAATCCTTTATATACTATTGATTCATCTTCATCTGCTATATGATTATATGTCTTTAATTTAACATCATTAAATAGTGGTAAAACACTTTCCTCTACATCTTTAATGTTTGACTTTAATCTTTGGTCAGAAGGTCCAGTATAATATACTACTGTACTTGCAGTTAAGTGATTTACACCTCCAGCAAAACCATTACTAGAATTAAAAAAAGCTATATAATATACACCTGCTGATGCAGTTCCTGTATCTGTTAATGATATTAAATTATTAGTAGTTGAATTTTCAGATATTGATAATCTTCCACTATTTGTGTTTGCTGTTTGATTTATTAATACTGGTCCCCCACTTGTAATAGTCATTCTATAAGCTGATGCAGTAGCATCATAAATTACATATCCATTGCTATCAACGCCAATAAGAAACTCTCTAGTATTAGTTGTAGATGTTAATGATATATAAGGACTTGTTTGAGATATTGATAATATTCTATTAGGAGATACTGTCCCTATACCCAAATATCCATTATTTGCAAATGTTATTTTAGTGCCAGCTCCCGTTCCTCCATAATACCATTGCAAATCAGATTCAGCACCATTTGATACAGGTATAGCAGTCCAAAATTTACCAGTTAATGATGAATTATTAAAATATACAGAACCATTACCCGTTGCAACAGAAGATCTGATTGAACCTGTAACATCTAATGTATAAGAGGTATTAGTATTACCAATTCCAACATTAGTTCCATTATCCCATATTAAGCTATTGCCTAAAGTAGATGTGCCTGTAAACTTAGCGTGGTAGTTGGTAGTACCTGTTCCTGTTACTGGGTTAGTTAATGCGTTTTGTTTACCATTAAATGTGTTCCAATCTGTACTTGACAAATAACCATTTGTAGAAGTAGTTGCTTGTGCTATTGTAAATGCTCCAGTTGTATTGTTATAACTTAAAGGACTTGTAGCAGATAATGAAGCTAAAGTAATATATGAACTAGAATCAACAGTTCCATCAGCCTTTAAGAATTGGCTAGAAGTTCCTCCAGTTTTAATTAATGAAGTACCAGTAATACTACTTTCAAATACCGCACTCTTATCTTGATTTATTGTCAAAGCAACGACTTGATTTATAGTAGTATTAGGAGTAATCTTAATAACCGCTTTTGAACCTCTTGCAGTTGCACCCCAATTCTCCGTTGCTAATCCTTCAAATGATGCTTGAGGGTAACCTTCTGAAGATGTTGTGCCATATCCAGCTAATTCAAATTTACCTAAACTATCACCACTTAATGGAGCTTGTGGAGTTCCAGCACTTCCTCTAAATTTAGTTACACGGATTGATGAACTATTTGCATTGCTTGAATAACCACGCATTGCAATTCTTGAATTAGAGTTGTTATCTCCTACTACTCGTAATAAAATTGTTGGTACACTTGTAGTATTAATACCTAAATGAGAAATATTAACAACCGATTGAGCATTTAAGTCTATTGCAGTTGTTGCTCCAGTATAAGGAATATAACCAGTTAAATCAGCCGTAGTAATATAACCAGCACCATTGATAATTTGATTATTATTAGTTGGGATTGTTATAACACCAGATGTAGAGTTATAACCACCACTTCCAGCACTAAAACTTAAAGAGGCTCTTGCTCTTGTATCTGTGTAATATAAATTACTACCCTCTGTTACTTGAGTTGTTGTGTAATCACCATTAGCAGAAACTACCGCACCAGTTCTTCCAAACACACTAGAAACCCCAGTAACTAAAGACCCTATATTTCCGTTTAATTTTTGTATCGCACTTAAAATAGTATCTGAAGATGTAATCGTTCCAGCTCCGCTTGTATATCCAGTTAAACTAGAAGCTATTGTTCTAGCATTAGTATAGTAAAGATTTGTTCCTTCGTTAATGTTTGAAGTACTTAAACTAACTGCTCCAGTAAATCCATTAACTGAAACTACCGCATCTGTATTGTCCACCTTTTGCCAAGTAGTTCCTTGAAATATTGCCCAATCCCCTACATTCCAATCCGTGATACCATCTAAATTTGTAGAACCAGCAACCGAAACAATATAGTAATTACCGCTAGTTCCAACCCCACTAGCTAAAGTAGGAGTATTAGTAGATGCGTTCCAAGTTCCTTTATATATTGAGCCACCTATTAATCCGTTGATTTGATTTTGGACCTTACCAAAAGCAGTTAAAATAGAATCCGTTGCAGCTATTGTTCCTCCTGTGATATTAACACCAGTTAAAACTTTAGCTATTACCGCACTATTTACCAAAGAAGGGTTAGCATAAGTACCACTTAATTCGCCTCCAGCAGTAATGCCTGATATTGTTGTTAAGTAAGTAGAGTTATCATAAGAAATTGTAGTACCAACAATCTTAACAAAACCAGTACCATTTAAAGCAGCTTGTTTGCCGTTAAAGGTTGACCAATCTGTTGAAGAAAGATAACCATTAGCAGATGCACTTGATTGAGTTATTGAAACTACTCCAGCAGTAACACTTATAGGACTTGTTCCTGTAATGGCTGCTCTTGCTCTTGCATCGGTATAATACAAATTCGTTCCTTCAGCTAAATCAGTTGTAGTCTTAGCAGCAAAAGCTGAATTAAATCTAGCTTGAGTATAATAAAGATTTGTTCCTTCAGTTACCGCAGTAGTGTTTAATGTCTGCCAAGATTTATCACCTCTCCAATATTGTGCAGTAGTACCAGTACTAATTGCATTTTCTTTATTATTAAAAGTATTCCAATCTGTGCTAGTTAAATATCCATTTACACTTGAAGTTGCTTGAGATATAGAAAATATACCTGTTGTATTAGAATAACTTAATGGACTTGTTGCACTTAACCCTGTTAGAGTAATAAATGATGCACCATTAGTTAATTGATTTGTATTAGTAGGAATTGTAATAACTCCAGTTGTTGAATTATAAGCACCAGAACCAGCTACAAATGAGTTAGAAGCTCTTGCTCTTGCATCCGTGTAATAAAGGTTTGTGCCTTCAGTTACTAGGCTAGTACTATAATCTCCATTAACTGCTACAACTGCTCCAGTTCTACCAAATACGGAAGTAACCGCATCTGTGTTTAAATCACTCCAAGAAGCAGTAATAGTTCCACCGCCTTGCTCATTTAATGTCAAAGTTTTAGTAGTAGTTCCAGTTACTGAAGCGGAAGTTAAACTTCTATTGTAAGCAGTATCCCAAGTTCCTTGACTTATTGTAGTAGGAATTGAATAACCAGTTGCTAAACCAAAAGCCAAAGTACCTGAAGTAGTAATAGGAGAACCTGAAATAGTTAAACCAGTAGGAACACTCGCAGATACACTTGTAACTGTACCAACATAACTTTCAGTAGAGTTTACCCAAGCAGTTCCATTATATCTTAAAACTTGACCAGTGCTAGGAGTAACTATTGTTACATCACCTAATTGAGTAAGGTTATAATCTCCATCTTCTGCAACTACATTCCCGGTTCTTCCATACACAGAATAAACACCACTAGGCAAAGGATATGCACCACTAGGAGCTTCAATTATAATCGGATATTCGGTTACATTAATTTCTATAATATCGTTGTTTACTATTATTTCTGTACTCATTAGATTTGTGTTATATCTTGATAAACAATAAAGTTACCCCAAATATATGTTTTGATATTATCATTTGGAAATTGAATAGTCATATCATACACATAAGAACCAGCACTTATATTGACATCGTAATTAATTGTAATTTGATTTGAATTTAAACCACCAACAGTAATACCATTACCTAATGTTAAAGTCATACTTGCCGTAGTTGAGTTGGGTCTCATACGCACTTGGATTTCAACATTTGCACCTGTTAAATCAATAGGAATATTATTTGCACTTAATTGGAAAATTTGACTCCAGGTATTATTTTCCCAAATCTGAATATTGTAGTTTGCTGGTCTAAAATCGACATTAGTATTATTACAAGACATTATTTTCTATTTTTACAAATTTACTAAATATTAACAAGACCCATTATAAGTTGCATAGCCACTACTAATGACCCAATTGCCACCAGCACCATCTGCCCAATATGCGTAAACAGTAGAACTTCCACCATTTAAAAGCGAACCATCCGAATAATAATAAGTATGACCTGCAACAAATTGTGTATCGTATCTAGAAGTGTCTGCTCCGTAAACTTGAACGTAAGCACCACCACCTGTATTATTACAAGCATCATAAGTAGTGTAAGCAGCATAAGCTATAAATAGTAATGAGCCAAATGGAACAATAGTACCAAAAATTGGGCATCTATTGTTAGTATATAAAGCATAAGGAGTAGCCGTTTCAACCACCTTGTAATTGGCACTAATAACCGCCTTAGTAGCTATTCTTTTTCCGTATAATGGAGTACCTTTTGCCCATAAAAATGTATTTAAAGCATCATAAGTTACTAACTGGGTAGCTGTTGGCATAATGAATTAAATTTATTTTCTAATTCTATAATCTTAGATTCCAATTGAGCAATTTTTAAAGTATGTATGTCGCCATAGTTAATAAACAATTTATCTTTTTCGCTAACCACATCTGGTAATATTGCTTGTACATCTTGTGCTGAATAACCATATCTTATTTGAGCTTTCTCATCTTCTTTAAATGTAAACTTAATTACTCCTAAAGCAGATAAATCTATTGCTGGATTTACCTCTAATATATTTTTATATCTAATATCCGATAATTCATAAAACGCAGATGCAGTAATTGTAACCCCTGAATTAGTTGTTAAATTACCAGTCAATGTTCCACCACTTAATTGCAAATATCCAGTCAATGCAGCCGCAGTAATATATCCATTAGGATTTGAAGCATTGTAAGGAGTAAACCCTAATGCCGTAATAACGTTAGAATAAGTAATACCAGTAATCCAACCCCCATAGTTACCTAAGTCATTAGTAAAATAAGATAATGCAGTAGGTCGCCCTGTAACACCTGCCCAAGCCACACTACCAGCAGAACCACTAATAGAACCTGAACTTGTAATAAATCCAGAAGGATTAGATGCGTTATAAGGAGTGTAACCCAATGCAGAAATAACATTAGCAGACGTAATGCCTGAAATGTAACCAGCAGGATTTGTTGCGTTATATGGAGTAAAACCTAATGCAGGTTGTTTATTATTAAAAGTATTCCAATCCGCACTTGAAAGATATCCGTCTACTGAACTTGTAGCCTTTTGTATTGTTAAAGTAAGGTCAGCACTTAATGCACCGCCTCCGCTTAAAGGAGATGTTGTGCTTATTGTCCTAGATGTAGTTACTAAATTAGTAGGGAATGAAACTAATGTTCCAGCTCCCGAAATGTATTGAGCCGATGTACCAGCAGCATTTAAAGATAATGTGCCTGTGCTAGTTACTGGACTTCCGCTAACTGTAAACGCAGCAGGAGCAGATAAGCCTACCGATGTAACACCAGCAGAACCTCCAGCTTGTTGCCAAATAGAACCATTGTAAACAACAGTTTGACCAGAAGTAAAAGTAATACCATTCCAAACACCACCTGTGGTAACAATGTAATAATCACCCGATGTACCTACTCCGTTTGCAATCGTAGGAGTATTAGTAGCAGCATTCCAAACACCTTTATAAGAAGAATTTAAAGCAGGTAATTGGCTTGTAGGAACTTTACCATCTGTTCCCAAAGTTGCAACACCATTAGCCACCCCTAAGCCAACTGAAGATAAAACCCCACTTGAACCCACTATTGCTCCTTCTAGGTTTCTAACTTTTGCTCCACCTGTTATTTGTAATTGATTGCTCATATTAATTATTGAAATAGTCCTCTAATAAATTCATCTGATTCTAATACTCTTGCAAATGTAAGCACCCCAGTTGTAGAGTTCCAAGCTACTTGTTCTCCTGTTGCACCCGAAGATACAATCTCTCTTACCTCAACTCCACCTCTTGTTACTCCTAAACAACTTCTACCTATCATATCAGTCCAACTAATAGTTGATTCACCACCTGAAGCCGTATATTGTTTCATATAAACTGGACCACCAGCCGTAATTATTACTCCTGAAGGACTTACTGTTGTTCCTGTTGTTGAATAAGCACCAGTTCCTTGTAAACTAACTGCATAAGTTCCTATGTCTTTATAAGGAGCATTAATTTGTAAACTTGTTAAATTGCAATTACCACTTATAACAACTAAGCCATCTGCTCCGTTATCAATAACAAACTTTATTAAAATAGTAGTTCTATTTTGTTGTTGTTGTAATAAGAAAAGATAACCATACCCAGTTAAAGTTACCAATCCATCACAAGAAATAGTCCAAGAAGCTATGTCGTTTTTGTATTCTCTATACCAAGCAGAAGATTGGCTAGTTACTTCTTTTTGCCCTACTTGTACACTAAAAGTGCAGCTTGTTGAACAAGCAAAAGGAATATCCCTCCCAGTTGGATAAGTTATCGAAGCTGGTTCGTGATAATAAAGCATTATATTTTTGCCCTGTACGTTATTTGCCATAAGTCAAAGTTAAGTAAAGATTCCTATTATTACTCCATCAATCCCTATTTCGTAAACCTTAGTATTAGGATAAACTGTTACTACTTTATACCATAAATGACCACCATCAAAAGGTATTGCACAATCTTGGTCAAAATAGAATACATCCCCAACATCAGGCACCGATATAGTGCTTAATGTATAAATAGAATACGTTGTTAAAGTTCCTGCTGCTGCCTCTGCACTTGTAGTATATCCATTAGACCTTAAATGAGCAATGCCTGACGCATAAGGAGGTTTACTATTTGAATTAATAATCTCATAAACATTAGCGGCAATATTTTCGTCATTTATATCTAATAATGTTCCTTGTATTGTATCATTAAATAAATCAATAGTAGTATTACCAATCATATATTTCTTAGCAGAAACACTTATTTGTGCTGGGTCTGTATCAGTTGCGGTAATTCTCATTGCTGCACTAAATCTCGCAGCAGATGTATTCATACCCATAAAAGTAGAATCTATATTAATAACATTCTTATTTAAATTATTTGAATATTGCCTTATAACTAATTCACTTAATGAACGATAAAAATCTCCATAATAGCCGTATCTATACCAATTCTTCAAGTTCAACCCAGTTGAATCAGCTAAAAAACCTTTGTAAGAATAATATCCATTGTAGTTGTCATTAAATCCTATTTCTAAAGTAGGTTTAAATACATATTCATCTGTATCATTTAATGAACCAATACATTGATATGAAACAAAAGAAGGAACAATTGTAAATGCAAAGTTTCTAACCTCTGTTGCTAGTACAGTAGATTTAAGATATGCTGAAGCTGGTTTTGCCAATATATATTCAAATGATATAGTTCCAGTTTCAGGAACAGGAGTTGTACTAATACTTATATTACTATTTTTAGTATTTGCATCATAAGTTTGATAATATAAATCAGGACCAGTTACCCAGCCATTATCATTTGTATAATGATAAAAAGTTGTAGCACTTAATAATTTAATTTTTAATATAAAGAAACAATCAGGAGTCCACCCAGTACCAACTGAAGATATACTTGCATCAAATGATATTTGTACTGATTCATTAAAAGCAATTTTAGGGAAATAGCTTGGTTTTAATGACATATCATAATTAGGAGAACCAGCATTTGTCAAATCCATATAATATGAATTAAATGCCAATATTGGATAAGGAACAACAAACATTAATCCGCCATTAGGATTTTCTGTCCAAGCATAAGCAGGACTACCAATAGTATATTGTTTTAAATCCCAATTAGTAATATAATTAGATGGATATTGAATTTGTTTAGTAAAATCTACTTTACTATATCCTTTTCTTAATAACTTAGTTTGACTATTATCTACAAAATAAAGTCCGCTTGTATTACCATTAAATCCTTGTATTTGCCCAGTAACACTTTTTGTTCCAGAACTTATAACAGTACCAGAACTATTATATTCAGTATAATAATAACTTGATTGTGCAAATTGAGAAATTGATATAATATTCCATTTCCCATTTGCTTGAAATAATCTTGCTCCAAATCCTTGTACTATTTTATTTAATATTAAAAGGCAGTTATCTACTGCTTTATTATCATCAATAAAAGTTCCGTAGTTTAAATAAGATTGTGCTAAAGGGTCTGATGAACTTAAATCAGCTCTATCTGACATACCTGAAGCATAATAACTTATTCCTGTTATTACATTTAAATTAGTAGGGAAAGCAACTGAATTTAAAGAACCTAAAATATAAGATAAACAAGTATTAAAATTACTTAATATATAATTACTAGGAACTGGGAAAGGTATTTTTTCTAATATACCTAAACCATCAACTGCATTAAATGATAATTCTTTTCTACCTGTACTAAATGAAAAACTAACACTATCACTTAATGCCCATCCTTGCCATTCTAAAGTAGAATCATAATATAATTTACATAAATATTTTCTATCGTTAAGAGTAGTTAAATTAGGCATATTATCAATGTTATCAGTAACATCAATAACAACAGATAATTGACTTACATAAATTGCCTCGAAAATATCATCACTTCTTGGTATATAAGATAATTCTAATTTTACTGCTAGATATTCTATTAAACTTCCTGAATAACCATCTTCTAAAAGATATAATGTTGATATGCTACCGCTTTTGGTAGCCATTGTAATTTTGTATTTATTTGCGTATGCCATTATGCTCCCCTTCTAAGGTTAAGTGAATAATTAGACCTATTCAAAGCTAATACTAAATCATTACCTTTTAATACAAATTGTCCACCATTTCCACTTGCAGTTCCACTCATTGCACCTGAATTAAATGTTGTATTCATCATTGAACTTAGTTTACTTAATGGCATTACTGCTTCAGATTGACTTCCTTCTCCTATCATTGCTAATGTTGGCTTAGAAACTACTCCTCCATCTGCTAAATATTTTGGAATCATTAACATTCTACCTGCTGAACCTGCAACATCTGAAGCTGCTACTGATGCGGTACTTGTACCTCCTGTTAATGCAGCCATTATAGCATCAAAAATTAATGTTTTAATGATTAATTCTCCTAACTTTTCAACCATATTGGCTAACATATTTGTAAATGCTTCTCCAAAAGATTGTCCGTGTTGCATAGCATTATACATTCCTGTTAAAGCACTTGTAACATCTTGTGATATAGTTCTAGCAAAGTTTTTATATTCTTGTTGTTGTTCTTCTACTCTTTTAATATCTGCTTTTTTTCTTGCATCTTCTAAATCGTATTGTTCCATTCTTTTAGCAGCATCTTTACCTAATATATCCCCAAGACCGCCTTCGCCTTTCATAGCTTCGGTAACAGGTTTTAATAATTTATCAATAGCTGCTTTTCTTTTAGCTGCTTCGGCA